TCGAGTGCGCATGCGTATTACGATGCTTCGAATACGGTTGCGAGTGTCGGCTCGCGTCTGGCCTTCCGCGGCAAAATCGTCCGGGCGCAAAGCGTGGCAGCGTACAAGGCGATACGCGAGGTGGCGTAAGCGCAAAGCGCCAAAGCGTGGAGCGAAGCGACTAAAACGAAAGAACGGGATTCGGATGGTTTCCGAATTCCATTTAAAAGGTATTCAAATACCGGCGAAGCCGGTCGAAAAAATAGAATTTTGAGGTATATGAAAAAGATTATCGCATTTTTAAAAATGAGTAACCGTTACAAGCATCTTATCGGTGGTTTGATGGTAGGTCTATTGGGATTTACTCCTTGGACGGCCTTTTATGCTGCGGCCATTGCAGCTTCCTGTCTGGAACTGAAAGATACTCTTCGGGGAAGTCCTTGGGACTGGATTGATTGGGGGCTCACCGTCGCGGGTGGCAGTATATCCGTTTTATTTTGGATGATAGTGTAATTCGTTTATCTGTTTTGCCTGTTAAATCAGTAACTTTGCAAGCGGTAGAGTTCCCCAATAGTCCGTGTGGTCTATCGCGGGTACAACAATGCGAATGCGAATGGCGGTGTGTCGAATGCGAATGCGAATAACGATGCTTCGAATACGAATGCGAATGTCGGCTCGCGTCTGGAAATCTAACAAATCGGCGTACAGCAGCGGGGACGTGTCCCCGAAGCGGTGCCGAGGGGAGCAAGCCACAGCAACAGCACCAGAAAAGGTGGAAAGCTGAAAAATCACGCGTCGGGTGGAGTTTGGTAGGCTGTTATCAGTTCGAAGAAGTCAGACCCGGGGAAAGGAAGGCCCTCATCTTCCATGTTTATTAACCAATAGCTTATGCGCAGGGAAGGATATATTATCGAGGAAATCATCGAATACTCCAATATGTCGGAGGCATTCGATTCGGTACTTCGCGGAACCGATCGTAAGAGGTCAAGGCAGGGACGATTCCTGCTTGCCCATAGGGAGAAGATTATCACCGAACTGACGGCTTCCATTGCGGACGGCTCATTCCGGCTGGGCGGCTACCATGAGAGGGAAATTGAAGAATACGGTAAAAAACGTATTTTGCAGATCCTGTCCATGAAAGACCGCATCGCTGTGTTTGCCATCATGAATGTGGTGGACCGCCACCTGCAAAAACGTTATATCCGGACAACCGGTGCAAGCATCAAAAGGCGCGGTACTCATGACCTGATGAACTGCATACGTACCGATTTGCAAAAAAATCCGGAAGGCACGCTTTACGCATACAAATTTGACATCCGGAGGTTTTATGACAATGCGCGGCAGGACTTTGTTATGTGGTGCTTCCGGAGGGTGTTCAAGGACAAAAGGCTGTTGGTCTTGTTGGAGCGGTTTGTTAAGCTGCTGCCGGAAGGTATCAGTTTCGGACTGCGCAGTTCACAAGGGGCAGGAAATCTGCTTCTGTCTGTATTTTTAGACCACTATCTGAAGGATAAGTACGGGGTTCGTTATTACTATCGCTATTGCGATGACGGACTGGTACTCGGTAAAACGAAAGCGGAATTGTGGAAGATTCGTGATGCTGTTCACGGGCAAATGGGAAAAATAGACTTGGAAATAAAGCCGAATGAACGGGTGTTCCCTGTGGAAGAAGGCATTGATTTCCTTGGCTATGTTATCCGTCCCGACTATGTAAGATTGCGGAAACGCATCAAACAGAAGTTTGCCCGGAAAATGCACGAGGTAAAATCGAGAAAAAGACGGCGGGAACTGATTGCCAGTTTCTACGGCATGACGAAGCACGCCGACTGTAATAAGTTGTTTAAAAAATTAACAGGCAAAGAAATGAGAAGTTTTAAAGACTTGAATGTCGCTTACAAGCCGGAAGACGGTAAAAAGCGATTCCCCGGAGTGGTGGTAAGCATCCGGGAACTGGTAAACTTACCCATTGTAGTGAAGGACTTTGAGACCGGTATCAAAACCGAGCAGGGAGAAGACCGCTGTATTGTGGCCATCGAAGTGAACGGCGAGGCAAAGAAGTTCTTCACCAACAGCGAGGAAATGAAGAATATTCTCGCACAAGTAAAGGAAATGCCGGATGGTTTCCCGTTTGAAACGACCATCAAGACAGAGACATTCGGCAAAGGTAGAACCAAATACGTGTTTACATGAGAAGAGTTGAAGGAAGTTCCGGGGTTTCGCTGATGGAATGCACGAACCCGGTTAAAGACAAATGGCGCATCCGATGGGATGTGCAGGAAAAAGAGAACGGCTCTGCCTCCTACATGGAAGAGGAGTTCGGGCATAAGCCTACTGATGAGGAAATCCACACATTGGTTATGTCCTGGTATAACAGCCAGACTGATGCGGCTATCCTATCCGGATTCGCCTATAATGGTGCCCATGTATGGCTTTCTGTGGAGAACCAGTACAACTATAAGGCAGCATACGATTTGGCCGTTCAGACGGGCGGAGAAACCCTGCCAGTGACGTTTAAGTTTGGTTCGGATGAACAACCGGAATACCATACTTTTACTCAGTTAGAAGAACTGAAAGATTTCTATACAAAAGCAGTAGGATTCATTCAGACAGTTCTGGCTGAAGGCTGGGAAAAAAAGGACAAGTTCAATTTGGAATTATATCGGATTGAGTGATTGACAATCCCTTCGGGGGAGGGATAAAAAAAGCCCCCGGCCTGTTAATATAGACGCCAATCATTTATTAACACAAAACGCCACGAGAGTGCGCGACCGGGGGCAATGCCCTCTGCCGCACTCTCGTGGCGTTTTTACGCATTAAATAAATGATTGGCATTGCAAAAGTACAAAAATGATTGGATATGACATTGTTTGAAGCACTTAAATTTAACAGAGAACCGCTTGAAATGCTTATAAGTTTGGGCGGCAAGCAGGATGACCTTCGATTCATAGACTTATATACGGAGTATGAGGTCATGAAAAAACAAGGTGAAAAGACCACTTATGCAGTGGCGTTTTTGGCAAATAAATATTCGGTAAGCGAACGTAAGGTGTATGATGTTATCAAACGGTTTGGAAAGCACTGCACGCTCGGTGCAGTGTGATTGATGTGCCGGGGATGCCTTGTGTTGTCCGGTAGAGCTACCTTTGTACAACCAAAAATAAAGCTCATGAATAAGTATTACCAGACATTAGACAAGATACTCCAAACGGGCAAAATCCAGACCAATAGGAAAGGGCGTATCAAGTATCTATTAAACGAAAGGCTCATGCTAACCCCCGCTGATTTACTTGACATATTTGAAAGCCACGGGATAGCCAGGAAAAAGCTGAAAGAGGAATTGAAACTGTTTATGCAAGGAGTCCGGGATGTGGAAAAATACAAAGAGGCAGGGATTACCTGGTGGGATTATTGCGGCCATACCCTTGTAAACAGCTATCCAACTTACTTTGAAAAGCTTCCACCCCTCATAACCAGGATTAACCGGGAAAAGCGCAACAGCAAGAATTATGTCCTGTTTCTTGGAGAAACCGGGGTGGAAAGCAACCAGGCACCCTGCCTGAGTCTTGTGCAGTTCCAAATTGATGAGGGAGAATTGGTGCTATCTGCATATCAGCGTAGTTCTGATGCGAACCTTGGGCTTCCGGCTGATATTTATCATCTTTATCTGATGGCAAGGCAGGTGGAGCTTCCCCTGAAGTCCATAACCCTTGACCTTGGAAATGTGCATATATATGAAAATAACATTGACCGGACTCTGGAACTGTTATCCGGAGTTGAAAACATTAAATTTGACTTGAACGTATGAAGAATATGAATTTATCTGCACCACTGCCATTTGTAGGCCAAAAAAGAATGTTTGCTAAAGAGTTTATTAAAGTTTTGGAACAGTTCCCTGAAGATACCGTGTTTGTGGACTTGTTTGGCGGTTCCGGACTTCTTTCGCATATAGCCAAAAGAAGCAAGCCCGATGCTACTGTTGTCTACAATGACTTCGACAACTACCGGTTCAGACTGAAAAATATCCCACAGACAAATAAACTGCTTGCCGATATTAGGGAGCTGGTGGGTAATTCGATACCCAAACATAAACCAATTAAAGGGGAACTTAGAGAACGCATTTTTAAACGTATCGAGGAAGAAGAACTAAATGTTGGGTACGTGGATTTTATAACCTTATCATCCTCACTTATGTTCTCCATGAAGTATAAATTGTCTGTAGCCGAAATGCGCAAGGAAGTCCTTTATAACAACATTCGCAAGACCGGTTATCCGGAGTCTTCTGACTACTTAAAAGGGCTTGAAATTGTATCATGCGACTACAAAGCAGTATTCAACCAATATAAGGATGTTCCCGGAGTCGTCTTTTTAATTGATCCGCCTTATCTTTCCACTGATGTTGGTACGTACAATATGTATTGGCGCTTGTCTGATTATTTGGATGTTTTAAAGATACTCGAAAAGCATTCCTTCGTTTATTTCACATCCAATAAATCCTCCATACTTGAACTGTGTGAATGGATTGGAGCAAACAAAACCATTGGCAATCCTTTTGAGGGTTGTACAAAAAAGGAATTCAATGCCCACATGAATTATTCTGCCGAATATACAGACATGATGCTGTATAAGAAACAGGAAAAATTAGTTCATAAAACAGCTGCTTAGCACTGAACAAAGATACAATTTTTCAAGTAGAAGGCCAAACTTTTGAGCCTTATTTTAATGCCGTTATAAAGCCATTTTTTATGAAATTATAAAGCCGAAACAGAGGTCATTACAAAACTTTTGTTTCGGCTTTTTGAGTGTTGCGCGCTTTCCTTTTTTGAACGCTTCGTTTTGTCCTTTTCCCTGAAAATCGAACGCTTCGTTTCGGATTCTGCGGAAATTTGGATTTGCGGATTATACCGAGTCAACTGCGTTTTTTAGTTGGCAAAATTAAAGAAAATCGCAATTGGCCTAATGGATTTGAATCATTGGCATCTACGAATTCATACTATTGGCGTAATCCTATTTCTGATGTAGCAGATATGCTTGGAGATAATATGAAAGGATTGATGAAAATTGCTATATGGAAATTTCCTCAAAACTGGCAAAAATCTATGGCTGAAATACATGGAGAGTTAGTGAAAGATGGTTATGAATTTAGTCAGGAAGATTTATTTCATGCAGAACGTTATATGTCATTCAATCTTTGTTCTATTCTGAATGTTATTAGCATACTTAAAAGATTAATCTATCCAGATACTCCTGATATATCTTTGTTTCTCGCTAAAGCAGCAAATGCTTTCCTTCCTAAGCTTGTATATCAATTAGAGGAGTATGGACTGCCTAGAACTTTAAGTAGAAAAATTCAAAATTCAGGTTTAATAGATCTTGAAAACGATGAGATGGAGGTTTCTGATATAATAGAGGAATTTAAGAAAATTGGCTACGACAAATTGACAGAAAGTATACAAGATATTCACCAATTTGAAAAGTTTATTCTTAAGTATTTTTATTCTGGTATTAGTTAGTAATGTAAGATGCTGTTATAATCATTGTAAATACATGGGGCATCAGAATGCTATTGGTGGCAAATCACCACTTCAGGCCAAAGCACATATATTCCCCCTTTTTGTATGTAATGATTATGGCTTGTTCTTTTTTAGTTAGCGTAAAACTTGCCCGATGTACAACTTTTTAATATTGAGTTAGTATAATACACAAGTCAATTATACGTTGCCAGTAGTTTCCAATCAAGAATTGCTAGTAAGCTATATCAAGAGGGTACCCTTTGAACCATATCATATGGCTTTGGGATTACCCTCTCAAATTCGCCAAATAAACCGAACATGAAAATAAAAGCATAACAACTGTAAATATCATCCTAAAAAATGAGTAGAAATTTGTAATTAAATGCAGTGTTCTCGGCTTTTAATTATGAAATTAAGATGTTTGTTATGAAATATTACTTTAATGAGATTTTGTTGGCGGATTCCCGTTTCTTCTCACTGACAAGCTCCGCATAAATCTGAGTTGTCGAGACATTACGGTGAGTAAGCATTTTGCTTACTGTGTAGATGTCCGTTCCTGCTGCAATCTGGAGGGTTGCAAAAGTATGCCGGAAGCAGTGGAAGGTTATGTGTTTTTTGATTCCGGCTTCCGAAATCCATTGCTTGAGAGGCTGATTCGTCATAGCTCTGGTCAGTCCTTTAAATACACGACCAGAACCAGGGATACCACATAGTTCCAATGCTTCGTTACTGATGGGGAGAGTGGCTTCCGTCTCTGTCTTTTCTGTACAAATTCTGATGTAATAACCATTGTCAGGGCCGACTTCAATATTATCCCATGTAAGCTGTAAAATATCGCTGATACGAAGACCGGTCATACAGGAGAATAATGAAGCTTGTTTCAGTATAGGAATCTTGCATGGTGTAGCGGCCAGTTTCTTAACTTCTGCTAATGTGAGATACTGCTTTTTGACTTCTTTCCATTCAATCTTGTCTATGAAGTCATTCAGATTTTCACGTAGCATCTTCTCTTGATAAGCTATTTTCAGTAATGCACGGAAAGTTGAAAAATAGCCAGCTGCCGAATTCCTCGAAACACTGATATTAGGGTGACGGATCTGTTTACAGTTCAGTAGATACTGCCTAAACTTCTGGCAAAGCTCCACCGTTACATCGCCGAAAGTGCAATAGCCGTTTACAAACTTTTCAAAATGCTGGTAAACGCAGTCCCATTTGTGAT